TAGCGCACGTCGTTCGGGACGATGAGGTCGCTGGTTCGAGTCCAGTAATCCCGACGAAAAGCCGGTAAATGTGCCATAAACACTGAGGATTTACCTCAGTCGGTGCCAAAATGGTCGGTACAATTTCGGTATCACTCCTATATACATTATTAATAACAGGCTATATCTGAGAAAAATTAAAGATATGGCTAAAAAAAATTATGCTCCAAATTCGAATGACACAGTACTTAGCAGTGTCATTGGCTGGAAACCACCAGTTTTTCACCAGGCATCTGAATGTTATATCTCCTTCATGGCCTTTGATCCAGGCATCAACCGCATGAGGAAGAAAAAAATCATGCTCGATCATGTTAAGGGCAAGCGGAACCAGCGCGCCTATGCCGACCAGATTATCAAGAATCTCACAGAGAAGCTCATGGCAGGCTGGAATCCTTGGATTGAGGCTCTGCAGCCTCTGGAATATACGAAGTGGGAAGACGTTCTCGAGAAATATAAGGCTTATCTAACAAAAATGTGCAATGAGGGAAGTATGCGTGAGGAGACTTACGTTGACTACAGCAGCCGTGTCCGTATCCTAGAAAAATGGAAGAAAGAAAAAAACATAACTCTCAATTTTTCTTATCAATGGGACAAAAGTAATGTGAGTAAGTTTCTGGACTACATTTTCATCGACAGGAATAATACAGTCCTGACCCGCAACAACTATCTTGCCTGGACTAAGAGCTTCTCCGCTTATCTGTTGGCTCGCGGCTATATCCCCAAGAACCCTACCGAAGGTCTGGAACGTATCAAGAACCGTCAGAAGAAAAGCAGAGATGTCATACCGGATTGCACTATGCAGCTCATCAGAGATTATCTGATGGAGCATAACAGGCACTATCTGCTGGCGTGTGAAATCATTCACTACCTCTTCATCCGCCCTCGAGAGATGTCCTATCTCAGAATCTGTGATATTCATATCAAGACTCAGACACTCACTCTGCATGGTGAGAACACTAAAAATGGTAATGATGCTGTGATTACGTTGCCGACTCATGTCATCAAACTCATGATGGAACTCAATATCTTCTCACACCCAGGGCAGGACTACCTCTTTTCTGACGGGTTCTGCCCCGGACCAGAAAGAAAAAATGAGAAAATGTTCAGAGACTACTGGACTCGTGTCCTGAGGAAGGAACTGAAGCTCTCACCTCGGTTCAAGTTTTACAGCTTGAAAGACACTGGCATCACCAATATGCTGCGGGCCAATGCCGACGTCTTGTCGGTCAGAGACCAGGCGAGACACTCATCCATACTCATCACAGACATCTATACGCCTAAGGATATACAGACGGCGAATGAGTATATCAAGAACTATCAGGGAATCCTATAATATAATAAGGTGGAGAGCAGTTTGCTCCCCACCTTATTATACATATTATGATTGCATGTAAAAATAGCCTGTGTAAACTGGCTCGATGGCATCGTCCTTGACTTCCATCTCTATTTTCTCGCATACAAATCTCTTGTTGCGGATGATGTATATCTTGGATGGATCCGGTATGTCATCAGACTTGAACTTGACCTCCATGCAGTTTTTATTGTCTATATGGAAAGCCTTGCTATGGAACTCTGCTAATGATACTGCACCATTGGCTACTGAATTCAGGGATAGCGAAAAATTATTGCCGGCAGTCACTAATATACCCTCATATGTATAATCACTGTTAATGCGATAATCTGTGATGAACATTGGCCATCTTGATTTATTACCTACCCATGATATACTGCCGTATGGCACGTTAAATGCCTGCACTTTACCTGGCAGTATGAAAAAGACACTCATGACCTCCTCTTCAGCTTCGCTCTCATCCATGCTTGACTCATCATCTATGGCATCCTGTACGGATGTGTAGCTATATCCGTCTTCATCAACATCGCACTCCTTTGAATCCGCTTCCTTGTCATTAGGTATTGACAGCAGGCAACGCTTCTCGTAGTATTTATCTTCTAGGAATCCTGTCTTGAAATTGATATCTTCTACAACTTGTGCAGCAGGAGAAATGCTCAGATCGACATAATCATCAGAAGAACTGTCCCTGATTAAAGGTGACCATACACCTGCCAACTGCCATGTTTTCGTACCATCCTCATTCTCTACATATATGTAGTAACTTCTGAGGAACTCAATGATAGTCTGCCTCTTTTTCTTCTCAGACCATCCCATGGTAGTCTGAGAAAACTGATCGAGCACGCCGAAATAATCGACACTCTGAACGATATTGAAGTTGTCAAAAACCTTCTTTGGTATGCTCTCATAGTTCCCTCTATTGGCTGAACCATCCATTTTGTACTCCAGGTTCGCAGTTGCAGAAGTGCTGAAAGAACCGTCTTCGTCATAGTCTGCCGAATATTCATCCAGCGGTTCTATCTCAATAGAATCTGCAGAACTCAACTCTGAGGAACTGATGACGCTGCAGGTCTTCTGGACTTCATCGAAGTAGATGGAGGCATTGAAGAGTTTCCGGAATTCCTCAATAAATGTATAGCTTGTCCAATGAGGTAGCGCCCTTCTAATCTCGCGAGTCTTGTAGGCAGAAGCTATATAAAGCTGGTTCCATGGCTTGCAGTCAAAATCGTTGCGCTTGATAGTATATCCTTCGTATTCTACTACTTTACGAAAGATATACATCAGGCTGGGCTGAACAGCTAGGTTAGAGATAAATGGTGCATTGTAGCCAATAAATTGTTTCGTTTTATCTACTCCAACAAAATTTGCAATCATATCATTTGTTTCGTCCCGTACAGGTACGAAGCACCATTTTCCTTCCACTCCCAGGAACTTCGTCTTATCTTCATCTAATCTGTAAATTTCAGTTATTCTGTCCTTGAACTTCTGTGACCAGCCCTTATCAACATCATATCCCGGCTTATCTGCTGTACCAAACTGAATTTCGTCTATGTAGTGCTTCTCCATGCGGTCGTTGAACTTGATGCGTGATTTGCCTCCGACTATCTGCAGTTTGATTTCTTTCTCATTCACGGAGAGTATGGTACCAACACCGCTCATGATGAGCTGGCTGTTACAGTACAGCTTGCAGTCATCGTATTTGGCGATATTCTTCTTGACTTCCAAGCGTGAGACATTTTTGAAAATGACACGGTTCTCCAGGATATTCATGGGGAAGGTGATGTCATAGGTGTACTCACCATCATCGGTGACATACTGGTTGGCGTATGTCACCTTGATGGATGATGTGGATATCGGGTATGCCCGATGGCCATTGATAATACATGTAATCATAGGCTACTTATTGTTTAAAATGCGCTGATAATCCTGCAGTCTGCGGTGCAGACCTCTACGTCCAGATATCGGAACTTCAACCTCAATGCCATCGTCAAGAGTCTGTGTCAGACGGCTGACGGCTGCATTGACACCATCGAGGGACTGGCGTACTTCGGTGTTGTCATTATTAACATTGACTACAGGAGCCACCACGGCACTGCCGCCCTGTCCCAGAGAACGTGTTATGTCATCAGCGGTCAACGAGCCAACTGTATTAGAGCGCTGTGCCCTATCGATGAGGTCAAGAGCTGGACGGATGGATGAGTTGTTGACGGCATTGTGATTAGCCACGAACTCGCCTTCATGTACGACTCCTGCCTCCTTTCGGTAGCGGTTACCTCCGGTATATCCTCCCTCATAGTAACCTGCTGCCTCTGCCTGGTGCTGCTTCTTGATGGTTGCAATCTGCAGCATACCTGCTGCGGTTGCCATGCCGGCAGCGATAGGAGCCATGACCCAACCAGTGACAGGGATGCTGGCTGCTGAAGAATAGGCGTTGATGGCTGCCATGGCGGTTGAAGCGATTGCCTGAGCTATCTCAATCTTCATTGACTTCTTGTTGGCCTTAGACTTGGCAGCGGCTAACTCCTTGTCACGCTTCTCCTCCAACTTTTTCTTCTTTTTCGAGTTGTTGCCAGCTGCAGCAATCTGCTTCTCGTAGTTCTTGGAGATTTTGGCTTGCTCTAGGTCTGAGCATGCCTGAGCGTATGCTGATGCAGAAGAGAGAATATTGTTGATGCCATTGTATGCAGCAGATGTCTGCTGCACCATGTTATCGAGGAAGTTGGCGGTGACCTGCGCCTTTGCCTGCATGTATGCAGCATGGTTCTGCTTGTCGTTGCCATACAACTCCTTCAACTTCTCCATGGTGTTCTGATAGTTCTCAACTTGTGAGGAGAAGTATCCACCCAGAGTTGCATTGCCGGTCGACTGGGACTCCCCTGCTGCAGCCCTGGCGCTGTTGACCATCTCTGATGACTTATCATTAATCTTCAGCTGAGCGCTACCAGCTCCATGGTCATCAGCATCTATCTGCGCTCTCTGTGCAGCGAACTGCTTTGTTATCTCCAACTTCATCTGCTGATACTCCTCCTCCTTTATCAATCCCTGCTTGTAGAGATTGTCAAGGCCATTGAGGTACATGGTCTCCTGAGCCTGCAGGTCTTGTTTGCCGAACTGCTGACGGAGTTCACGCAGCTGGTTCTGGTATGTCTCCTGCATCTGCAGCTGGTGGTCGAGCTCAGCCTGTTCCATCTCAGCCTTCAGATCCAGCCACTCCTCGCTGCCCTCTCTGTCTTTGTAGAGTGCAAGACGTTTTTTCATGGCTTCGACATCATTTTTATATAGGGCTTCATCGAGAGCGATGTCATTCTGATAGATAGCGGAGTTGGTATCATTGTACTGAGCCTTGATGCTCGCCTCCTTCTGGAGGCGTTCACGCTCGATGGTCTGCTCATTCATCTTCAGTATTGCAGCATCATGTTGCTTGACAACGTTGACCTGGTTGTCAAGCAACTGCTTGTACTCGTTGCTCTTCTCGCCATAGAGCTGCTTTAGCTTTGCGAAGCCCTTGATTTGAATGCTCTGTCGGTCATCGATGAACTGCTGGTATGTCTTTTTGCCCTCGGCATAAGCCTTGGCGTTATCAGCGAGCAGCTGATTGGTCTCAGCCTTGATGGAGTCTGCTGCCTGCTTCTGGTTGCGCTTGGCTTCTGCCTGGCGCTTGCGTTCCTCGGCTGCAGCAGCCTTCGCAGCCTTCACCCTAGCCTTGCGCTCTTTTTCCGTAGCTTGATGAGTGCCGGTTGTTTTATGCGGCTTAATGATGGTACCATCATTGCCCTTGCCATTGTATCCATTGTTTCGCCATGGTTCCGGATCATTCACCTCGAAGTGTTGCGCTTCGAGCTGATTAATCTTGTCCATGAGCTTCTGCTGATACTGCTTTTCTCTTTCGACACTCTGAAGTAGCTGGTCCTTGTGGTCGGCTGCGAAGTTAAGTTTTTGAGTCTTGCCACCTGCAAATGGGTTGAGCCTATCCCAGAAGCGTTTCCAGTATCCTCTATTGTCATTGTTAGCCTCTCCTAACAGGTCTTCATCCTCAGCCTGCTTAGCTATTGACTCTGCCAGCTTCTTCTGTAGGCCGTCGATGACGATCTTCTTCTTCATCATGTCGATGTAGGACTGGATCTGCCTTGTTGCTTGACCGGTTCGCACTGCTTCCTCTGTGATGTTGCCGAGGTGCTCACGCATTAGCTTGCCGTTGAGTTCCTCCAGGGCTGCCTTGCGGTCTGACTCTGCTGTGGTGTTGGACTGTATAGCAGAGACGAGGCGCATGATGGCTGCCTCCTCGTCTGCAGCCTGCTTGTTGGCATCGGTCACTGCATCATTGTAGTCACGCTGAGCCTGCTCTGCGGTGCTCGTCTCCTTAGATAAGGTAACGATTGCTGCTGTGAGTCCTACGACAACAGCTATCACGGCTGTGATAGGATTGGCCAACAATACCTTGTTCCACAACATTTGCGCTGCTGCGGTCAGCTTTATCTCCTTGGTGAGCGCCATCTGGGAGATTGCCATGGTCTTCAAGGCTGAGGTCTTGAGACTTATCAACAAGGTGTGCGCCTTCTCCTTGATAATCATGATATTTAACCACGCCATCTGCGCCTTGTCAACAATCAGCTTAGCCTTAGACATGGCAGTATAGGTGACGATTGCAGCTGTCAGTACTATCAGGATGCGCCAATAGTCCTTGACGAAGTCAACGAGTGTTGAGAGTGCCCGGACACCGAGACTTGCTGCAGATATGCAATATCTAGCAGCAGGGTAGAGCTTTTGGCCTAGCTCTATGGAGAGGTCGAGGAACTTCTTGCTTGCCTTGTCCAGTTGTGCCTGCACGCTCTCATTCTGCGTCTCGAACTCATTTAGGACGGACGTGCCTTCAGCATAAGCTTCGTTTGCAAGGTTCTGGGCAGATTTGATATCATCGAGTTTGTCTGCGAGAACGGTGAGGACACCTGTCGCTCTGGAACCATCCATCTTCATCTCCTCAAACATCGGTGCGAGGTCTGCGAATCCACCCTTAGCTCGCATGGCTGCCAGGAATTGGAGGAGTGCGCCATTGGCGTCCTCCTTTAACGTCTTTGCGAATTCCTTGACATTGAGACCTGCAATCTGAGCAAACTTTGCGGAGTCCTGGAACATCTTGGCCAGAAGGTTCTGCACTGCGGTTGCAGCAGTCTCGTCTTGCTGCATGTTCTGGTCGAGGACGGAGGCGAGACCCATAATCTGCGCCTGGGTGAAGCCTGCCTGCTTTCCGACGCCTGCTACACGAGCGGTGAAGTCAACGAGATATCCGGCAGAGGCAGAAGAATTCTGCGCCAATTCGTTGATTGCCGAACCGGTTGCGAGCATGGCTCCTCGCAAGCCCATGGTCTTGTCTTCTCCGAACATCTGGGCGAGCTTGCCGATTTGGGAGACTGCCTTGTCTCCGAGGTCATCACCGAGTGCAACATTGATTTTATCTGCTCCATCGACGAACTCCTCAACTGCAGCAGTCGATGTGATGCCGAGTCTTCCGGCATCTTCGGCCAGCTGGTTGAGCTTCTGTCGAGGGGTTCGGGTGTCCATCTTCTTGAAGTCCTCGTTCATGCGCTCAACTTCATCGGCTGCCTGACCGGTATATTTGCGGACGTTGGTCATCTCATCGTCCATCTTTGCATACTCCTCCACGCACTTTTTGACGGTGAAGGTGATGCCGGAGATGGCAGCGACGGCTCCCAGGGCGATGCCCTGCATGCGGTTGAACCAGTCTGCAGAGCGTTTGATCCAGGACTCCTGGGCAACGCCCTCGGCTCTGACTGCCTGCAGTTCTGCCTTCAGCTGCTTCGCCTTCAGCTCCATCTGTTTGAATTGCTCGGTACCTCGCTGCATGCCCTGCATCTGCTGATTGAGTGCCTTGATGGAGTATTCGAGGTCACGGATGGATGATGTCTTCAGGTTGGCCATGGTGTTGTTGACGAGCTGCATCTGTCTCTTGGTCTCCTTGATGTCCACGTTGGTGCGGTCTATCTCCTTGTCATACTGCTGCATGAGGGTGACCACCTTCTGCTCGCTCTGTCTGATGCGCTCCAATTCTGCCTCTACCAGCTTCAGCTGCGAAGCTCGAGAGGCGTACATGGTAGATGTCGGGTCGTAGTCAGCCATTTGGCTACGTAGCTTGGAAGCTGTGAAGTTGAGGTCATTGATTGACGCATGCTTTAGGTTTGACACCGTTGCGGTCATGCGTCTTGCTTCCTCATCAGCCTTGCGTGTTGCGCCCTTCAGTGCAAGCATCTGCTCCTTGACCTTGGAGAGTTGAGCGTCCAATTTTGCGAAGTCTGAAGGATCTGACGCTGCCTTCATTTGCCCCTTCAGATGTCTAGCAGCCTTCTCCAGCTGTCCGAGGCTTGCACTAGACAGGTTGTCGAGTGTCTCCTTGACGCTCATTGTCGAGTTCTTGAATTGCTTCATCTCTCGCTCTGCGGCCTTCAGATCTTTCGCAAGAGATGCGCCTAAACGGGAATCGCCCGCCGAGAAGGCATCTTGTTTTGCCTTCTTCAGACGAGCGACTCTGTCCTCTAACTCTTTGAGTCGGTTTTTTGCCTCCTCTGAGTTGAGCTTGATGACTGTTGTATATACCTCTTGTCTTGCCATTATCGGGTGACTTGTATATAGCTGTTATATAATATGTTGGAATGGGGATTGAAGTTGATGACCTTGATGTCATAGCCTCTGGTGCCCCATCGCCACCAGAGGAATCTGTGCTTGTACTGTCTGTAGACGATGGTCTGGAGACTGTCTCTCGCCCTGTATGTCAAGATGGAGTCTGCCGTGTTGAGACTGAGACTAAGCCATCGGTCGCTGTAGGTATAGACTGAATCGCTGCGGTCAGTCTTGACCGTATCAGCAGTACTCAGACTCGTGCGCTGGTCTGCCATGACCTGGCCAAGACGAATGTCCAGGTCATGGAGCAGTTGGCGGTCGTAGGCTTGAAGTTTGTACTCCTCTTCCTTCATCTGCAGCACCTGCTGCGTGATGACTCTGACAGAGTCTCGGATGGTGTCTCGCTCGGCTGGAGCATACTGAAGTTTCAGCCCATTGAGCTGTTCTCTCAGTTCCTGCTCCGCTTGCTGCTGTCGATGGTCAAAAATCCAGAAGCAGGCGATGATGACCAATATCACCGATATGGCCATGATGATTGACTTGAGATGTTTCTGCATAATCCCAGTTTTTAAATGTCAGCATACTCAGGAATGGCATCGAAGCATGGACATTCCTTTATGCGTTCCCATGGATCGACCACTCCATTTTTGTTCTTGTCAGGCGAGATGTCACGATGTCCCATGATTTTGGCATCAGGGTAGCGTTGGCGTAACTCCTTCAAGAGTTGACGAAGTCCAGCCTTCTGCTCTTCTGTTCGGTTGTCGATAGCCTTGCCTGTGCGGGATATTCCACCCATGTACGCAATGTTGACTGAATCGAAATTGTGCCCCTTGACTCCATTGGACGGCAGGTCTTCTGTCATGAGCTGCGTGCGTTTGCCATCTGCGGTAACGACCCAGTGGTAGCCTGGATAATGCCAGCCTTTGTCTCGGAACTCCTTGAGCAAGGCATCGACAGACCATGACTGTCGGCTTGCTGTACAATGAACGAAAATTTTCTTAATCTTGCGTGCCATTTTTGTTGTTGAAATATTTATTGATAATGTCTTTAACTCTGGTGTCAAAAGTCAGTGCGAAACCAAAGACGGTTGCCACGTAAACCAGACTCTGCCCAAAGTACCACAAGACGTTAGACGTGACGTCGTGGGACATAAAAAAGCTGATGTACACGAGCACAATGCCAGCAAGCAGAACTATGCCAGCAGAGCTGTAGTGTATCCAATCCTTGGTATTTCTCTGCATATCTGTACCTGATTAAATCTGGCACAAAGGTACAGATAATATAAGAAATATAAAAATACGGCAGGAAGAACTATTGCCCTCCTGCCGTATCTGATAACTATGAGATATCTCTGTCGAGTAATTCTCTGGCCATCTGCTTAGCCTGCTCTCGCCACTCCTGGAATACCTGGTACTCTGTCTCGTGCTCCTTGTTGCCGTCGCCGTGGTTGCACAGGATGGCTTCGACATCGCCCTGACTGTACTTAGTACGAACCAGACCATTCACGAACTGGCGATAGCTTGCCGACTCAGCTTCAATCTTAGTTGAGCCGTCAATCTCTGTGCCCTCGTAGCTGTATGCTGTCACTGTCTTACTATCGCCATCAGACTCCGACATGGTGGTGTCTGGGTGATAGTTTTCTACTTTCTGCTCACTCAGGAACAGAAGAAAATGCTTGCTGTCATATCTCAAGTATGACATACGGCAAAGATAAAATTTCTTGTGCATCTAGATAAACTTATAAAATTTCTTGCCAAACTTGTTGGTGAGTTCCGCTGCAACGGTATAGAAGCCCTTTTCCAGCAGTTCCCACTCCTTGCGTGCCTGGTCAACCAGAATATCTGAGCCAGTAAAGAGCCACCACGACTCAGGTTGCCAAACCGGTTCCTCAATCTCATCGCCATGTTCATCGAGTTGTCCTGTCTTCCGGACGTGATCGATGAAACGGAAGCGGATGGCGAGGCGGTCCTTAGGCACCTTCTTGGTGACTATGTGCTTGACGCCCTGGTCGTCAACTTCTTCAACCTGCTCCATCTTGAAGTCGACTCTCGACTTATCTATCTTGTAATCCTCTATGAGGATGAGGAACTTGTCATAGTCCTCAATGTTGTGGCACAGGATATCGCCTGGATGCTTCTTCTGTGCCATGCTCATGCCCTCGAAGGGAACCTCTCCCTTGCGAGCCTTCACAATCTGACCATATTTTTTCATACCGATTTTATTTAATAAGTTTTTTGTATCTGCGTGTTTGGCTAGGCCAAGTCTGGATGCTGCCTTGCGCTGGATCTGTTCATCGCTAAGTCCACGTTTGCGCAATCTTGCCACCTGGGCACAGAGTGCCTGCTTGGTGCGCTTGCGCAAAAGGGCATGATCGGCAAAGATCTTCTGTCCACAGAAGTCTATGCCGTCACATGTACGATGAATATTCCAACTTTTATTTATGCTCAGCATCCAGTCTCTAGCCAAGTGCATGACTGCAAGCTCCGCCATAAGGCGTAAGAAGACCTTATCTTCATGCATGATGAAGATATTGTCCATGAATCTATAATAATGTTTGAGCCCCTCGCGGCAAAAACGGTCGAAGCGCTCATTGAGGGATTTTACCCCCCCACATTTATAACGATAGCTTGCTGCTCCGAGCGGCATGTGAGGAGCATGTCCGTGACGTAGCGAGCCTGCCAATAACCGTGTTTTTCGGGGTCTTGGAGTATGTCGAAACACCGCATGGCGAGATAGTCAAACCTCGCCAGAAACAGTTGCCCCAAAAGTTGTGTGAGCTTGACACCCAGCACTATGCCGTTGGCATAGCTGTCAACGACTTCGTCGATGAAAGCAAGCAACTTGCGGTCCTTGATATACAACCTGTACTCTCTCTTGAGCAAATTGTGCTCAACATTTTGGAAATAATGATGTATATCCATGGGCAAGCAATAGAATGTGTCTTGCTGTGGCGAAGTAAAGATGTCCTGCTTGATAATCTTGTAGAAGAAATGCGTGCCACGCCCCTTGGTACCAGCTGGGCTGTTGAAAGGAATCTTGGCTCTCAACTTATCTTCACTGGTGTGCATGGCTGCATGCTGAATGACATGATCGCCAACAGGCAACTTATTGACTATGCGATGCTTGGGTTTTTCAACCGGCTTGGCCTCATAGTCTGATGTATGCCAAGTCTGATGGGTATAGGCATTTAGCAGGGCTTGAAGATTTGCCTCAAACTCTGCCTCAAATGCTTGAACAGAGAGACGGGACTTCTTGTGTCGGGAAAAATCAAAAAATGCTTCACGAAAATTTTGCAAAGTCTCCACCTCCTGTGAAATGTTGCCTAACCTCTTCACTTGCTTTTTAAAATTTTATGTAAATATAAAAAAAGGTCGGTGTCTGTTGTCTGCTTTTCTAATGTCCTAACTTTCGACCGGATGACCCATTGTCATCATCTACTAGCTATTCTGCTAAAGTGTATGTTTTGCCATGAGGCAAGGCCTGACTCCCGAAATCTCTGCAGCTAAGCAAACTAACCTGCAGTATCTTGTTAAGTTGAGGGCCGCACCGTAGTTCACATTGGAATCCGAGACAGCATTGTTCACGTTGAGCGTCGAAAGACCGCATTGACCACCATTGTTAGCGTTGCCACCGCGCAAACACAAGCGAAAACCGGCGCAGGAATCACAGCCTGGTTTGAAAACCGCCTGCAAAGGTACTGAAAAAAATCGGAATGAAAGAATGTCAAAGAGCGAAATTTCAAAAAAAATCGACCGCCCAAGGGCGGTAGGGTTTGCTCGCTACGCTCGCAGGGTGCTCAGGATTGTCCTTGGCTCCGCTTGGGAACCTTGGTCAATCCTGCTCACTCCTGCTCACGTCAGCACACCTCTGAACACTTTAGGCCGCCTCGTAATACACTGGTTCCAATGACCACTCGGATGCTGCTTCGCAGAGGGCCGCACCGTAGTTCACAGGGGAACCCGAGACAGCATAGCTCACGTCGAGCGTCGAAAGACCGCATAGACCACCATCGTAAGCGCTGCCACCGCGCAAACACAAGCGAAAACCGGAAGTTGCTTTTGACGTATTCCAGAAATAACTAGTCGAATAGGTTGACTCTGTTGCACCAATCTGCGTACAGAAGTTCTCCAGATGTTCCATCGACCAGGTCTTGATAAATCCTTCACCGCCACCTGGTGACTTGCTCAACGCCTTCATGCCTGTAGCATTGCCGATAGTCCATGAGCCGTAAATAGACGGAGCGACCAGGTGGGTCATGGTCATGTCACTATTCACCTGGCAGAACTCATCATCCATCATTCGCCAGAGATGGCCGAAGCCGTTCTTGTAACCGAAGAAACATGGAATCTTGGCATTATAGACCGTTGTCCCTGCATCATTTTTTACGGCATAGGTCGCTTCTCCACATGAATCACCAAGTTCAATGCCTGCACTCATTGGTGCAACTGGTCGCCAACCATTGTAGGTCTCCCAGTTCGGCATCTGCGTCAAGCCTGCTCCGAGTCCACCTTGGAAGAGTCCGTTGGCATCCTTGTTGGCATTGACCGCATACTGATCATAATGAGTGCCGAAAATGACACTGAACAGAATTGCGACAATGGATGTATGTCGCATGGTTGTGCAAAGCCAACCCTTGCCATTCTTACGCGCTGCAGCTCTGAACTGCTCTGTAGTCATAGCGGTAGCAGGTCTGCCCAGCAACGTATTGTTTTTGCCATCATAGGTAGCATTATTGTCGCCTCCACGATAGTTGGCCGCATCATTGATGTAACTAACCAGGCGTCCGGTACTACGCTCAATAGTAGCAAAGCCTGCTGCTGAAAGACTGCCGATTGGTATCTCAAGATTGTATTCACCTGGTATTGGCTTGATGCCAATCTGCTCATAGTGCAATCCGCCAATATCCTTGATGACAACGTAGAATTTACGTCCCCAGCCCCACTGGTAGTGACCCTCTGTACCATCCAGTCTTGCCGGTTCACCATTAGCATATCTGTGGTGATCCTTGCTGTCGAGCTTCCTACGGCTGTGGTCATTCTTGACCAAGTATGCGCCAAGTCCGAGAATGTATGGCAATTCCTTCAGCAATTCAAGTGAGCCAATGTATGATGCCGCCTTAGGCGTTGCGTTATTTGTGTCCCACACTCTTCCGCACCAGGCATGCTGACCTACAGCAAGGTCAGCCTTAAGCGCATCTATGCCAATTCTGGTGACATTGCCATTTTGGTCTGCCAGCAGCACGCTCTGGTTGCTGTTGGCGGTTGTGACTTTCGTCACGGAGTTGAATTTTTTACCTTCCATAATTATTATAATATTTTTTTTAGCAAACTATTCCAATCACGATGATACACGTGCCCTAATCCGTCACTATAATCAATCCAATCCTTGCTCAAAAACAGATGACTTTCATTATCTGTCCCCTCATCAGAGTATATTCTTAAACCAAATTCTGGATCTATATTCACCCGTTTCCTTCCACCAAATCCAAATAAATCCATTGTCGCAATTCGACTCAGCGTATCACCATCTGACTCAAATTTAACCTTGAAAAGGTCTGTCATCTCTGCATCTGAGCCTGGCAAATTCCAGTCATCATCATTAACTGAAGTTGGTCCACGCATGACAAGGTAACCCTTATCAGCATTCATTTCGATTTCATTCCAGGTCTTCTCATTTCTAGACTTGAAATTACCTGTTGCCTTAATGCTCTCAAAATTACCACCCTTGCAATCGAGATTTCCGTCCTTAGCTCTGAAGACAACATTGCCGTCCTTATCCTTCATCTCGATTGTTCGGACACCTAAATTTTCTACAATCTGAAATTGCGATAAGATGAGATTGGCGACAACCATTTCAAAAGGGCTTCCAAGTCGCCAGTAGCCATTGTTGGTATCCTCGTCACTGCCTGGGTAATTGGTTGCAGACTTGACGTGACTCTTGATGCAGCTATAAAAACCGGAGTCGTAGAAGACAACATCCTTCCACTCCTCGCCTGCAGCACCTGCCTGGAAGCTGTAGCCATTGCCGCAGTTAGCCCAAGACTGCGGTCCTCGAAGTGTTGCTCCAGTCTCTCCCTTAGCTCCAGGTTCACCATCTTCAACGGTAATTATAGGTACCTTATATGTATAGGATATCCCATTCACTCCAACTAATATGTCTAGCGCATCGTTGACTATAGTATTTTTTTCTATAGTTATCTGTAAGCGTCTCCCTTTTTTATATTTGACACTACGCATGCTGACGCCTGTAGTATCTTTGGTCAAGTCACAAGATACAATACAGTCTTTTTCCATGCCAGCTTCGAAAGCCTGCACGTCGATGCTATAAGATCCGACGAATTGAGACTTCTTGTGAACGATAGTCGACATGGATAGTTGTATGTTGATGGCATCCTTGCCGGCAGTCCCAAGGCACATCGGTGTGGACACCTTCTCACTTCCATCGGTGTAGTAGAAGTGTGTCCGGCTCCAGATATAGTAGCCCTTGCGCCACTGAGGAGCAGTTGTCTGCCAACCCTCTGTCGGAGCTGTAGTCAGACTTGTTGACTCCGCATATTCCACGTCGGTATTGGATATGCCAACACCGACGCGGAGGAACTTAATCACTCTTGTGATAACTGACATAGGCTATTTAACGGATTGAATTGTTAATGCTACGTTGCTGTAACCTGCGTGTATGCAGTCTTCTCTCGTCACAGCGAAAGAACTCAACTGGACAGTAGGCTTGCGTGCTGCTTCGGTATTGAGGACAACACCGGAACCGGATTTCAGTGTGAAATAGAATTTAGTTTCCACCGCTTCTGACTTGCCTCTGACAATCATGCGAGGTGTGTAGGTCACAGTGCCATTACCTGCCTCGTCCTCGCTGATAGACTCATCAGCGGGTGTCGGGTTCGGCTCGATGTCATACGGATCCGACGCGTCGATGACTGTCTGGAAATCAAATCCCAGCAGATTATCCTTGCCCATGGCCTTGTCATTGTAGACCTCTACCATGTATTCACGAGTACAATCGACCTCGGAAGCCTTGACAGTAATTGTCTTACCATTAGCTCCTGCAATCTGCTCCCAACCCGTGATGCTGTTGATGGCTCTGTACCACTTATAATATAGCCCTGATGTCAGGGTCTCGTTGGCCAGCGTGGTTTTGGCTTCAAGCTGGCAGCTATCATCCTTGTTGTTGAGCACGAAGTTGTGTGTATCGCTTGCAGGAGCCTTGATTGACACTCGATAGGCTACGCCTGTGTACGGACCGACCGGAATCTCGTATACAGCCTGTACCTCATCGGTAATCTCCTGCTGGTTGGATCTCTCGGATATCTTGCCGACCATTTTGATGTTGATGGCTGTAAAATTGGATGCCTTGACCAGGTTGTTGCATATCTTCAGCCCCCAGAAAAACTGCGAAGCACTTGGTCTGATAATCTCAAAGAGGCCTTCGAAGAGACCGGTCGATTTGCCGGAGCTGTTGAACGGTATCTCAGTCTCGTTGAAGAAGAACTTCATGGAGACAGGTGTCGTGACACCATCTGCAGCCCTCGATGAGATGACTACGAAATAGAGCTTAGGCTGCGACTTCGAGAAGTCGGGATAGACGATAACGACATCACCGTTTTTCTGGTACTCCTGGTAGAGATCTCCATCCGGAGACTGGATAGATGGCGTGAATGTTCCCATCTTCTGTTTGAACGTGATGTTCACCGATTTGCTTGCACTACTCATTCTTTTCCTCCTCTCTCATGATGAATCTGCTGTCTGTAGCTACAGGCAGCTTGTTGCACACTTCACCCTCCTGCTCCATGCAGGCTGTCTTGCCGTCCATGGCGATAGCGCCAATCTTGGACAGCGTCTCCTCGAACTCGATAGGTTTTCCGAGTGGCAGGATGTCCTGACACCACAGAAGGAAACTGCCATCCTGCAGTTCTGTTCTGTCCTTGGTCAGCTGAAGGAACTCTGCAACCTTTCGGTTTGCCTTGATGTATCTTTCCATATTACAAAAAAATAATTATTAGTGAAAAATAAACGGATTGCCGTCGGCGTCCACGAAGACCTTGCCGTCGGCATCCATAGCCAGAGCTAAGGGTTCGAGGTCTTTGACTTCCAACGCGAGTATAGCTCCTCTGTTTGGGTCCAGAAGTTCTGTAGGAACACTCGGAGACATGCCATGTCCGACAAGGACAGCATTCTCGAAGTGTACCGAATTATTCGGTGCCATCCACCAGAGTACCTGCAGCTCTCTCGTAGGGTTTGCTATTTCCCCTACATTGTCAAAAATAGTTGCCCTTGGGTTTACCTCCTTCGTGTTAGGAAGCACCTCATCGACCGTATCAAGCATGTCGTAATCGTAGAACGGAATTCTCCGGACTATGTTGACTATCTTGAATGGTGCGGCATCAGACAGTTCTACGCTTTCCGGATTGCCTGCTGCAGAGTATCTTGCTCTACACCTGATGCAGATGCGCTTACCCATCAGAGAGCGGTCTAGCGTGACGGATGCGCCATCAGCAGATACCTTGATATCTAAATCATCTGCAGTAATGGCAGAGAACTGCCCTCTATCACGGAGAATTTCCCAGACGAACAGTCTCTTCTCCTTAGCGCACTCTTCAGCCCCTAGGCGCAGAGAAGCGCTGATGACCTGCTTGTCGGTATCACGGAGCGGGTTGTAGTAGCGGTCTCCGCTTGATAGCAGGAGCGTCGGCTTGTAGATGGTCGCATTCTTGCAGTTGATGGAGTAGTCCATCGTAATATTGCGAACTTCGTTCGTTCGGGTGTCCAGGTACTTCGCCTTGAAACGGAGCAGTATCGGCTTCTGCGGCGCTGCGTTGATGTACCAGAGCAGCTTGCCTGCATCATTGCCTGACGATGTGATGACATGCTGCTTTGGTATCGTTACCAGCGCATTTCCCTCCACTCCGTCTACAACTCTGTACCAAGCGATGTCGGTCAGTTCGCTGTTGACACGTCCACTCTTGAGTATGCCATCTCGGTCAATCATGCTTATAACCGGCTGCAAGGCGCATGGTGTCAGCCTGTAATCAGGAGAATACTCATCCTGATCAGCATCATAGGTCTGTTCGAGCGGAACGCTGCCTGATACGGACTTGGAGTAATGTACCTGCAGAGGCGTGTACTTGATGTCTAATCTTTTGTATTTCATTTTTTATATGTTATTAAACACATTCCAGTGTGATGGAATCTTGGGCGACCTCATCGCCCAGGCCATCACGAAGTGTAACAGTTGCCGTGAACTTAATCTTAGCCGGAACTCCCTCGCTGTCGACGGAGAGGTCTGACTGGGTCAGGACGATAGCCTTGCCTGCCTTGGATCCGACCTCGAGTGACCAGATGTTGTCACTTGTGACTCTCTGCTCACCAGCCCTGTTCTCTGTGTATCTGGTCCAGGCTACGTCGCTGTCGAGGATATCTGATGTGATATCCTGTCCGTAGAACGATGCGACGACTGTCAGCGGAGCCCGGAAGTTGTCGAAGTCATAGATCGTCTCGTCTTCGAGAAAGTCAATGGTGAAGGCAGGATTACCCTCTATCATCGCCCAGTCGGTATTGTTCCATCTTGGTGCGGTATGGGTACCGGTCTTCTGGCATCGCCACTTGCACCCTGTATACCAAACGTCGGAGGTCTCGTATTTACCGGTTTCCGGATTGAGAGCTGAGCAGAAATAGTCTGCCGTCTCTGACCATGGTCCTCGGTCTACATAATCGACAACCGGTTTGCCTTGATAGTCAATCTGTATGATATCCTGTGTGATGATGCCGGCTGCATAGAGATAATCCCTGCCCTTGACGATAGGAAGGTCGAGCGACTTGACGAACTCAGGCATGTCGCCGAAGACCATGCCGTAGTTGTAATTCTCTAGTATCGGCTTGGTGACGCCCGTCAGCTTGACGATGCGCCCCTCGGAACTGGAGATATAGAAGCAGCTCTGAAGCGACTCATCGGTCTGGTTGCCATAACGGGCGATATTCATGAGCTCACATGGCGGAAAGTTCTTTCCTGCCGGAACTTCGGCATCAGGATAGAGGATGACTTCGATGTAATTCTTAACCGCGTTGACGCTGTTGACTCTCATCCAGGAGGTGTAGTAATCAGCCGAAGTGCCAGAATTGGCTGCCGAGGCGATGTTGTTGACCACGCCCTTGATGACGTTGCCCACATGCTGCGCCGTGAAGTATCCACTATACTTTGAGCGGAGGTGCAGGCCATAGCAGTTATCACCCAGGCTGTCAACGCTCTCGATGGTGTCGCTTTCGGTGAAGAAAGTGTCACCCTCCTGCGCTGACAGGCGGTTGACAATCAGCTCCATGACCCGCATGTATGTGCGGACGGTGATGCTCTCAACCTCTGCGTTGCCATTGGCATCGACCTGCGCGCCCTTGCCGTTGTACAGCCCGGAGACGAAGTCACCGAACTGTGCACCCGCCTTGAGCTGCGCCATCTGCTCGGAGATGAGTCCACGCAGGAAGGTAATCATGCCCTCGGCTGCATCGTCATGCTTGCGGCTGAGGAAGGCATCGGAGGTTTCGTCAGCACAGAAGTGCAGCAGCGAGAGGAAAGCGTTGCCGATGCGGTTTGCCGTGTTAGCCTGCAGGCGCCGCTCGTCTCTGATGCCCTCGAAGAGGGACTGAAGTGCACTCTTGTCTAATTTGTATGCCATTTGCTATTTTTGTTGCAAAGATAATATCTCGATGGAATCGGTAAAAATACGCTCCCTAGAGGTTGCGTGCTGCTCCTATGCCCCTGAAAATTTCGGTTAGGGCTGATGCCATCAGACCATTGTACCGGTCGCCGTAGAAGGTTGCCTCATGCTCGTTGAGCTTCATGACAGATGAGTAGTACTTCTGAGAGAACCAGTCGCGGCGGCCTTTAGGTTCGCCACCGGCGACACGACCGCCCCAGGCTGGACCCACCTTCTTCGGTTTATCGAGATTGTTGTCTCGGCGGTATTCATCGCCCAGGAAGTTGAGGTCGCCGTTATTGATGCGGTGGACTTTCTCGCCTCCCTGTGCCTCGGTCCACTTGTACCACTCATGTGCCGGTCCTACTCCTGCAGCTACATAGATACCGTACTGCAGGAAGTTGTGCTCAATGGTGGTGACAGAACCCTGCTCCAGGTGCGCCTTGATGGAAGCATAGAGTCGGCCGGTATCGATGGTACGAAGCCGCTCCATGCGCTCTCGCCAATAGTCGCCCATGGCATTAGCCCATCCTCGCTCATATCTGAGGAGGTCGTCTATTTCTGCGTCTGCCATAGGCTCTCGTCATACTGTATATCGATAGGTTCGTCTGATGTAACCATGAAGTAGAGTCCTGTGACGCCATTCATGGACCATCTGCCCAGCTCGCTCGAATAGACCTGCGTGAGGTCCAGGAACTCCATCTGCCCGTCGTATGCCTCACGGCTCTTGTCGTGTAGCATGCGGCTGAGGAACTGGCGGAAGATATATCTGCAGATATTCATTTTCGCCTTTCGGTCTGCCATGTCATCGTGTCGGTACCCTGCCAGGATCCAGACGGTATAGACGTTGCGGTCAAAGAAGCCCTCTCCGATGGAATGGGTGTTGCTGTCAACGGTGTCTGATACCATGATGAAGTTGGATGCCTTGCGGAACTGCTGCATGACTCCCTGGATAGAATCAGGTCCGGAACACTCTGTTGCGACAAAATTATAATCCCTGCAGGTTCTGCACTCGGCAGCCAGCTGCTTGAAATATGCGATGGAATCGAAGTTTTTTACTGTCATGTGCTGTAATTTTAACTATTTTGCCTGTTGCGCTCCTTGAACTCCTCTGCCTCCCGTGCCTTGTTGTCAAGCTCCGTGAGGGCAGCCCAGCAGTCGGTATTATAGACTGCCTGCTGTTTGGTCACGTCGCCATCGGTGAGTGCCCTGATCTGCGCCTGCATGGCTGGAAGGATGTCCTCACGGCGCAGCTCTCCACCCTCTCTTGCCGGTTTGAAGAAGTGCGTGAAGTTGGCGGCGAAATACTCCTTGACGCTGGAGAACCACATGAAGACGCCCAGAAGCTCATAAGGCTCAAAATGGGCGGTTTCATCGGCTGAACCATTTGCGGTTCTGTACATGAGGTGCGCCATCTTGCTGAGGAACTTGTCTTCCTGGTTAAGCATGAACAGCTGGTAGTTCTTCTCGATGTTGAGGTAATCGTAGAAGCTGACATCATGAAGCATGCTGTCAACTGCCGTCAGAAAAACATCACTAGCTCTCTGCAAAGGCAGAAAATCGGTAAATTTGTCGATGAAATCGAAATTTTTGAGAAGCGACAGAATCTCGGCGCTGCTAATGTATAGGACTTTCCTCTTTGGCATTTCACCGGGAACGGAACAGAGCACGCTGCATTTCCACCCTGTACGGGTGTGCTTATGTACTTCAAGACCGCAGAATCTAACCAGGAGGTGGCATTTGGCGACAATCTTGTCCCTATTCGAAGATAAGATGTAGAGGACATAGCGCAACTGTTCCTCTGAAAGTTCCGCCCACGTTGACGGCGCCTTGAAATTGAACTCTTGTGTACCATCTTTATGAATTAAAAACGAAGGCAGGTTTTGATTTTTCATTCTGAAATTCTTTGAAATGATTAGCCTTATATGCCGATGAATTCGCATATAACGGGAATTTATCGAGATTTGCATCAAAGTATCTGAGCAGTCTCGCACGCTCGTTGGAATAGGCTGTCAGCAAACCCTCAGCCAGGAAGATCATGCATCTGCGCACCTTGAAGATGATTTCTACAGCGGTGTCATCCTTGTCCTTGGCTCCCCGCTCCATCTCTAGCAGATCATCCATCTGCTCGTCAGATATGACCCTTCGCATCACCCCATCAGCTTCGTAGAGTGCTGACAGTTTATCCTTCCACTGCTTGGATGATAGCTCCTGCTTCACCTGGAAGGCATACTGCTCGATGCTGAAGACCAGAAGCGGTATGCTCATTTTAGCCTGCAGGCTGCTTCCCCACCCTTCTGTTGCAGACAACAAGGTAATTATTTCGCCCTCCTCCTTCAAGCAAGCGACCATACACTGCTCTATCAGCGCCTCTACTCTCGCAGATGATGCAGGAGAGACCTCGTTGTTGGCAACTACTCCGAAGCCTGTCGGAGTGAGTACCAGGTCGAGATGGCGAACGTTGCCGAGGAATGCAGTCAGGCACACTGCCTTGACAACTGCAGCCGATAGCCGTTCATTTGTCTCCAGCGCTTCCTCACCAACGTAGCCGAGGAAGCGCTTCTGAATATTGTTGTATGCCTCATAGAAATGAGGTCTCACAGACTCGAACACCTCAGAGTGCGAGCTTGTCGCTACGAGGATGCTCTGCTCGAAGTCATCCTTGCTGATTTGAATCTTCATTTTTGCCATTATTGTTTGAAACTATTGATGTCTGTTGGTCCTTATTCTTGTCGAGTGTCGTGAGTTCTATCATCGGCACGTCTACGGTCACTCCTCGGTCGGCATAGCCATTGTAGTGGGAGATGACGTGGTAAGGCTTGCACATGATGTCGTGGCAAGCCTTCTCGAGCGACTGCTTGAGGATGAAGAGCTCTCGCTTGTCTGAGCCGGAATTGTTCATCTGACTCTTGCCTGGTGTGGCTCCGATGAGGTTTGGATGCACGCCATACGAGAAGCAGAGGGCATTGGATGCCTCGCTCATGTCGTCTGCCCAGTCGCCACCCTCCTTCTTGCTGCCCTCTGAGAGGTTGATGATGCGCACCATGCGCTGCTCCTTGCCGTTGGGGTCGAAGTAGTAGCCCGTGATGAGTGCCTTGCCTGCATTTTCCGGTCCGCACACGAAGTTGATGATGTTGTCCTTCTCCTGCAGGATGCGCTCCTTGCGCTTATCCGGGTCGATGATGTCCTCGTTGTTGCAGAGCTCTTCCCAGTAGTCGCGGTGCACCTCTATCTGGATGCGAGGAGCGGACGTGTTCTTGATCATGTAGCGCTTGCCGATACCGATGAGTCGGTAGATGTCGTACCAGGCATCGTCGAAGACGCTGGCATAGTATGGTATCGGATAGTACTGCAGTCCGGGTGTCGGGATGCGGGATATGATGGCAAACTTGCAGTCCTTGCCCATCTCGGGTGCCTTGCCCCTGATGCCTGTGTATGGGTCGGGAGCCTTGCCCATGCGCGCCATGAGGTCGCCCAGCGGGTCGTAGAAGTCGAGCAGCGGAATGACCTCGGTATGTACCGGCGACATGATGTTGCGGAAGTCACCGAAGAAGACATGCTCTATGCGCCCCTTGTCATTTGGTACCTCCAGGCGGCAATAAGAAACGTCCTTGTGGCGGATATTGACTATCTTGGAGTGGTCACGGCTTAGGATGATGACCTCTACCGACCAGAAGAAGAACTTCATGTCGGTTGCCTGCTGCATAAAGACCTCATGAATGGAGTTCTTCAGGCAGAAGTCGCGGATCTCGCTGTCGGTGGTGTCCTGCTTTGTCTCTCGGTCCATGAAGCGTAAGCCCTGCCCGTAGCAGCACTGGACGTTGAACGCCATGGCTCGCTGCGCCACCATGTTGCGGCGCATCAACTGCTGCAGGATGTATGGCATGTCGTTGTCATCGCCATAGTTGACATACTCGAAGAGTTTGCCGTCTGAAGTCTCCAGGATGCCCGTGGTGGCATCGCCCACCTCTCCGGAACCCAGGAAACTGGTATCCTGCCCATACTGCTGCTCGATGGTGGTGGAGTCTGTTACCCTGCTTACGCCCTCTGCCACGAGAGCGTAGCGGCTGTAGGAACCGCTGGTTCCTACTTGCTGAAGCTGATATTTTTTCTGTTTCATGTCATAAATATACTGGTAAGCCCAGGAACTGGTGAATGTAGATGTCCGGAACGGTGCGAACCTCGGCATTTGCCGGATTGACGAGACGGTGGAAACCGCCTCGCCAACTGCTGCCCCTGACCAGCCATCCTGTATAGTCGACGGTCTCGCCGTCTGATGTCCACGCCTTCAGGTTAATGGTAGAGCGGTCTCGCTCTGCCTTGGCCAGTAGGCGCAGCACCTCTGTGAGGTGGTAAGCCGTGCGTCTCATCAGTTGAAGGTGTTATCAAAGGTGTTGTCGAAGATACGGCCGGCTCGCTGCAGGTCAAGCACATTGTGCTGACGCTGTGCGTAGGTGTAGCTGAAGGTGAAGCGTGGCACGCTGTCGCGCAGGTTGTCGCGCTTGGACTTGGAGTCAGAGAGGGTGACACGCTTGCCCACCCTGGCAACGCCGCCGATGAAGTTGACCAGATAGACCTCGGCTGAGCGGAAGAGGTCATCTGCCCAGTTTGCCATGTCCGTGCCCAGATAGCCCGTATCGGCGTTGAAGGTGCGCTGCTCTGTGATGCGGTAGTTTACCCTGATGCCGCCCATGTAGGCTGCATCGCGGGTGTATTGCGGATCAACCTCGTGCTTGCCTGTGCAGTAGATGAGCTCCTGGCAGCCGAAACTGTTGGTGAAGAGCAGAGTAGGCGCCACATCTCGCTCCTCGCTGTCTATGATGAGGGTCATGGAGCGTGAGCCTGCCTCTACCACGTAGTAGAGAAGGTCGGTGCCCTCGGTCTCGAAACGAGACGGAGAAACGTCGATGGTGGTGTAGATGTCATTGCCGCCGACGGCTGGTGCGGTAAACGGTTTCGTAGATTTGTCGGCGTAGTGTGCGGTGACTGTTGCCGAGTCCTTGCCCATGTAGTGAAGATACTCCAGTCGCCCCATGTAGGTGGTCTTGTGTCCATCGAGCAGGGTGAGGAAGTGGGTGGTGAGGAATGTAGAGCAGTCCACGCCCACGATGTCTACGGTAGAATAGTAGACCTGCAGGTTGGCTGTCTGCGTATCGGTGACTGTTTCCGAGTCGGTGTCTCCGGAGTCCGGAACCTGTTGCTCGGCGATGGTGATGGTGGCTGTGACTGCCAGCCTCCGGCGTGCATAGGGACGGAAGATGTCGGCAAGGTCGCTCACTCTGACCTCTCCATCGGCAGGATAGAGATACTCATCGTAGATGGTATCATCACCTATCTTGATGGTGACGAGCAGGCGGGTCTTGGCCGTAAGAATATCGATGTCGGGGATGTTCTCAAGGAAGAAACTGCCCGACGGAAGTGATGTGATGGTCATATATTATCTTTTTTGATGCAAAGATAATATGGAGATGGTAAAAATAAAAATACGGCTGACTACCCTCACGGGCGGCCAGCCGTATCAAAGCTTTTCAAAACTTTGTAAAATTTTTCGTGCTGCAAAGGTACGAAAAATTATGCATAACACATGGTAGTATAATAAAATATATGAGTTTTTAACTTAAACCAGGCTGTCTGGCCTGACAACTCTCTCCCAAATAACCCATGCCACGGTTCCGTCTGGCTGCGTGGCTAAATAGTAGCCATGCTCCTGCAGATACTGGTTGACGGCTTCTATTCTGACACCGCCCATGTCATCAAGTTCCGTGGCGATATCCTGGGTGGTCTTGAAACTCTTCTTGTAGTCGAGACCGGTGTCTGCATCCTTCATAGGGAGGTTGCAGCGGAAGTGGAAGTAAGCGTTGAGCAGATCCTGCTCAAACTGCTCGCTGTCGAAATAATCTGTATTTCTTGGCATAATATTCTTTTTTTTAAAGGGTGAAACTTAAATACTGTCTCCAGGGTGCAGGCGGTACAATGCCGTCTCATAGAGGTCAACCCAGTAGCCCAGACGGGATGCCCAAAGGTCGTATTTGGTCTGAAGTCTGGTAACACGTATCTCCTCTCGCTCCAGTTCTCTGAGGTATCTGCCGACAATGCGGTGGCAGTCTTGATTAACACAGTATCTTGACTGAATCTTGGCGTACTCCACGAGTTTGTATAGCTCCTTACGCTTGATATCAAGCTCCCACCAGCGTCTTTCGAGCGCAGCGCGAATGCGACGGCGGCGGAAATATAGCAAGATAACGTCTATCTTGACTTTCTTCTTATTCTTTTTCATGCCTAATCGTTGTTTATGGTTTTCCACTTGGCCAAAGTCATATTGAGTTGCTTAGCCTCCTTAGCCCCATATCGAAGAGTAAAGTAGCGATGATCATGCCATCGGATAACAGTCTGCTTATGTGGAGCATCCTCGATGAATGCAACAGAACCAATAGTCTTATTGTCTCTCTGAAATTTGAGTTCCACCTTATGGGCTTTCATTTTTTTGCCAATATTCATGAAGTACTTGCACTTGCTGATGTCCTTGGTTGTCAGCTTTGCTGTGCGTCTTCTGCGGTTTCTACTTTTCTTCATCATGCTACCTCACCTCCGAAAATGAAACCACCAATCATGACCATCGCCATCACAGCTGCGAAACCAACCATGGTGAGCAAAACCTCTCCATAGGTCACGGTCTCCCCGCAGATATAGCTGAAGGTCTCGCTCTTGGTCTTGGCTAGCTTCTTGATTTCACACTTGAGGGCATTGATACCCTCCTCTACGCTGATGCCTGCAGGTCTCACCTGCGCATCACTAATTAAAATTGAATTCTGCATAATTGCCATCTTATAAGCATTATAGACCGACCTTGATGTATAAATACAATGGTGGCGGTCACATTCACCGCTGCTTATAAGATGGTAGCTTTCCCAGCGAAGGGCAAGTATCTTACGGATCATGCAACCGCCATATTGAAAAGACCTTTTTCCCGCTGCCGGGAAAATGATACTTTATAGGCATAAAAAAAGCCCACGGCGTGAAGCCTAGGCGAAACAGTCGCCATCGCTGAGTAGATTACTACTATCTTATAAGCGTTGGCAAA